TTACATTGTGTCTGGTTCTTCCGGCCACTCAATATCAGGTGCAGTTGATGTATCAACACGGTTCAGCAACACCCGATACTTCTTCCAGGCTTCCAGCAACGAGTTTTCTTCCTCCGTTGCGATCTCCAGATCTACAGCATCCTGAAGTGGCGCAATATGCTCACTGAATTCCTGGATGTAGAACTGTGTGGTGACGGTCTTCCAGCCATTCGGCTCCTGCTGTATCGAAGCATACCAGGCTATTTCAATATCGCTATGCTGCGGCAGCATTTAACCCCTTGTAATTCATCGCCATAATTGATTTAATTCACAAATAAAACTATAATATGGTGAAATTAATGAAAAAAAACACAGATGATGGGGCTAAAATTTACACACCACTTACCCTAAAGCTTTATGACTGGTGGGTTTTGGGAGTATCAAATCGGCTTGCATGGGGATGTCCTACAAAGGAACACCTTCTTCCACACTTTCTGGAACATTTAGGTAACAACCATCTGGATATTGGTGTTGGAACTGGGTTTTACCTTACTCACGTACCTGAGAGTAGTCTGATATCTTTAATGGATTTGAACGAAGCTAGCCTGAACGCGGCATCTACAAGGGCTGGGGAATCAAAAATTAAACATAAAATTAGCCATGATGTTTTTGAACCTTATCCTGCGGCGTTACATGGTCAATTTGATTCCATTTCCATGTTTTACCTTCTTCACTGCCTGCCTGGAAATATATCTACAAAAAGCTGTGTAATACGCAATGCGGCGCAGGCCTTAACTGATGATGGAACTCTATACGGAGCCACAATTCTTGGCGATGGAGTTGTGCACAATAGCTTCGGTCAAAAACTGATGCGCATTTACAATCAGAAAGGCATCTTTTCAAACACAAAAGATTCCGAAGAAGGCTTAACACATATACTCTCAGAGCATTTCGAGAATGTTAAAACCAAGGTTCAAGGTACTGTAGTAATGTTTTCCGCTTCAGGGAAAAAATAGCATCCAACCGCAGCACGTTCTTGCTTAAGACGTGCTACGGTTTCCTTTACGATTTGGGGTTGCGACTTTACCTCTATTGATAATGCATTCCGGCAGAACGTTCAAATATGAACGTACGATATTTAACTAACCGAAAAACAAAATATAGCACAGGCGAGACATTTACCATCTAAGAAAATAGTATCGTTTTTTTACAGTTAAATCAACATCACTTCCTTAAAATGAAAACAATAAATTTCAATCCTGAAATATTTTATTTCAGCTTATTATTTCCCAATATCACATTTTATCAGGATATCCTTCTGCGAGGTTATTATGCTTCCTGTAAATAATCCCCCCCTATCCACTGGAAACGTCTCTTTTTACAGAACTACATCAATCGACAATGTTCACAATAATTATCTCTCCGAATGGGTTGAATGGACTAAAAACAGCATTTCCGGAGAAAACAGGGAAACTGCTTTTACCCGGCTCCAATTATGTCTGGAGAACAGTGAAACATCGTTGGACTTATCTTGTTTAGGTCTCAGATCTCTACCACGATTGCCTGACAATCTTGATGAAATTAATGTAAGCAATAACCAACTATCAATGCTCCCCGAGCTACCAAGGGCATTGAAAGAGCTGAATGCAAGCAGTAATCAATTATCTGCACTTCCTGAATTACCAGTGTCGCTGGAATATATAAATGTGAGTGATAACCATTTGTTCGCACTTCCTGAATTACCTGCGTCACTAGAATATATTAATGTAAGTGACAATCACCTGTCTGTACTTCCGAGGTTACCAATGTCATTGGAATTACTTGATGCAGCCAGAAATGCTTTGGAAGTAATACCAGATTTTCCAGAAAGAGATGATCATATTATAAGAATATTCTGGCTTAATCAGAACCGGATCACGGCAATTCCGGAAAGCATACTTGGCCTCAGTTCTGATAGCGTTGTCAATCTTAGAGAAAATCAACTATCTCCCAGAATAATGCAAACTTTGTTACAACAAACCGCCCAACCGGACTACCACGGCCCACGGATTTACTTCTCCATGAGTGACGGACAACAGAATACACTCCATCGCCCCCTGGCTGATGCCGTGACAGCATGGTTCCCGGAAAACAAACAATCTGATGTATCACAGATATGGCATGCTTTTGAACATGAAGAGCACGCCAACACCTTTTCCGCGTTCCTTGACCGCCTTTCCGATACCGTCTCTGCACGCAATACCTCCGGATTCCGTGAACAGGTCGCTGCATGGCTGGAAAAACTCAGTACCTCTGCAGAGCTTCGACAGCAGTCTTTCGCTGTTGCTGCTGATGCCACTGAAAGCTGTGAGGACCGTGTCGCGCTCACATGGAACAATCTCCGGAAAACCCTCCTGGTCCATCAGGCATCAGAAGGCCTTTTCGATAATGATACCGGCGCTCTGCTCTCCCTGGGCAGGGAAATGTTCCGCCTCGAAATTCTGGAGGATATTGCCCGGGATAAAGTCAGAACTCTCCATTTTGTGGATGAGATAGAAGTCTACCTGGCCTTCCAGACCATGCTCGCAGAGAAACTTCAGCTCTCTACTGCCGTGAAGGAAATGCGTTTCTATGGCGTGTCGGGAGTGACAGCAAATGACCTCCGCACTGCCGAAGCCATGGTCAGAAGCCGTGAAGAGAATGAATTTACGGACTGGTTCTCCCTCTGGGGACCATGGCATGCTGTACTGAAGCGTACGGAAGCTGACCGCTGGGCGCTGGCAGAAGAGCAGAAATATGAGATGCTGGAGAATGAGTACCCTCAGAGGGTGGCTGACCTGCTGAAAGCATCAGGTCTGAGCGGTGATGCGGATGCGGAGAGGGAAGCCGGTGCACAGGTGATGCGAGAGACTGAACAGCAGATTTACCGTCAGCTGACTGACGAGGTACTGGCCCTGCGATTGTCTGAAAACGACTCACAACTGCACCATTCATAATCACATCGCATAAACCACAGACCGGACTGACTCCGGAAAAACAGAGGCCCGCCCCCGGGCCTCCCCGGATTCATCCGTTTCCCTGTTCAGCCTGACAGCACGCCCCGGCGGCCGGATGACAGACTCCGCTTCGGTAAGCAAAGCGGTCTTCTGTGATTCCGCCAGTTGCGGCTTATTCATTACTCAACGTCAAACGCCCGAATTGAAGCCAAATCATCCAGACCGCTCAGCTCCTCTTTCATTTCACGCTGACGGCGATAAATCTCATCGTTGCGCTCAACAATGGCCTGTATCATCGCTGTGGCCAGTTCTTCCAGTTCCGGCATCGACAGTTTCACCTGCTGATTATCGGCATCACCCCACGTCATCACGTCCCGTACAATGTCGGATTTTGCCAGCATGACTACCGGGGACAGGCGGCCCAGTGAGTCGGGGCCAGCATTCCAGATACGACCGTTCCATTCAAACGTGAACGGCTTCGCCTCCTGTTCTGTGCGCCATGCTTCAATTTCCTGACGTCTGGCCTCTCTGGCCGCTTCCAGCATTTCTGGTGTCACAGTGAATGGGGCTATCTCACCCCATTTGCCACTTTGCAGTTCCTGCCAGATTCGCTGACCCGTCGGTGCGACATCATCAGCGGTGGCTGTGTAGGGGACTGCCTGGTCCCTGTCGTCAAAAAAAAAACGTCACAGTCTACTGCGCCACTTTCGGTATAACGGGGATTAATGATTTTTTTAATTTCCACGGTGCATTCCTCACGATGTGCGAATAAAAAGCCCGGGCATTGCGCCAGAGACATGAGCATCCGGCACCCCGGACAGGGCGCAATATGACCCCGGTAATGAATGCTCTGAACATCCCGTAATGAAAAATTGTGGGGATGCTATATACGTTCCGGTGGGAGTACTGGGCACTGAAATCCCCACCGGTCCCAGTCGTGAGCCTCTGTATGACTGCCCCCTGACAAGTCTGATGACTTTATCACCGTCAGCTTCTCCCTGGTACGCAGCAATAATCAGCCCGCCAATGTCAGGGTCTCCCCATCTGTTGCGGACAGAGCTCGCCACGATTCTGTAAATAATATCTTCTGTGGTTATATTTATTTTCACCCAGTCAGTCTGGATATGGGCCAGTAGCAGTAGCGGGTGTGATAAATGGGGCCGTTAATGCCGTAAAAAGTAAGGGATTTGGCTCTGTACCGCGGTTCTGTTGTCTCAGGGCGTGCATCAGTCCACCGGATGCTGAGCCCCCCTTCAAACCGTGTGTCGGGTATGATGATGCCGTAGGGGCCAGCAACGGAATATTCAACTGGCAGCGCATTCCTTACCCAGGCCAGGAAATCACTCTTAGTGTCAAAACGGATAACATCTTCAGGCAGAAAAGCACACCCAAAGCCGAATGCGCCGGGTATCGCCAGACGGCCTTTTGTCCGGTCGTAAATGTCGCTCTGTGCTTCCATCGTGGCCGCACTTTTCAGCCCCAGATTATCCCGGGACTTCTGTTGTGCCTTTTCGCCTGCTGCTGCGATTTCAGACAGATGGTTAGCCGTTTTCAGGGTGCCGGTCAGCGCAGCATCAATGTCATTTTTGGCCTGTTCTGCTGCGCGGGCATAACCTGCGGCTGCCTGTGCACGCTGACCGGATAAGACGGCGTTTTTCCCCGTGCTTTTCACGTCTTCCGCAGTGGCCTTTCTGTCCTCTGCAGTGGCAACTGCATCCTGTCTGGCATTCTCCGCAAAACGTTGTGCATCATCACGGGCCGTTGCGGCTGCCGCCACATCCTGCGCCGTCTGCTGTGCGTTTCCGGCTGCAGCCCCGGCACTCTGCTGCGCCTGCGCCACCATTTCCTCAAAGCGCTTCATCACCTCCGGACGTAAATCACCATCCTTTGGTGCATTCAGAAACGCGTTCAGTGTCCCCGGTGCATCAGTCGGTGCCACATCAATATCCCCGACACGGGTTGGCTGCCAGCCGTTACAGTGAAGCGCAACCTCGTAATACCCCGGCTCAGCCTCAATCACATAAGCACCGTTATTGTCCGTCACGCAAGTGGCAACAACGTGTGCCACAACGGTCGGACTGGTTCTTCTGGCCCGCAGTTCAATCGCACAATTTACGACAGGTTTACCCGCCCCATCTTTCAGTACACCTGAAATCTTTACTGCCATATTCACCCCACAAAAAGCCCGCCTGAACCAGCGGGCTGTCATAACACTGTGTTACCTGGCTAATCAGAACTTATAACCGACACCCACGATGAAACCGTCAGTGCGCCAGTCGCCACTGCCGGAACCTTCATAAGCAAGGTCAATGGCCACGGATTCGGTCGGGTTAAACTGCACGCCAGCCCCCCACGCCAGAGACGTGTTGCTGTGGCGGTTGTCATCACTCCCGGTCAGCACATCGTGCGTTTTCCCCTTGTTGTCAGTTACGCGGAGATAATCCCCGGAGAAGGTCGACACACGGCTGTAAGCCACGCCCGCCATCGCATACGCGCTGAACCATTCATTCACGCGCACAGACGGCCCCGCCATCACGCTGAACCAGCGGTTACGCACGGAATCCTCATGCCAGCGGGTATCGCTGTAATGCGTTTTTTGCTCATCTTCAGCGTTGGCATAGCTGAATGACGTCACCAGCCCCAGCGTGTCCGTAAACTCATAACGGTATTTCACGTTAATGCCCTTCAGGTCATCGCTGCCTGGCATATCAGTATGGGTCTGAAGATACCCGGCGCTCAGCGTGGACTGATGTTCAGACGCCCATGCAGGCGCACCGGATACGGCCAGACAGATGGCTGCGGACAAAATGGCTGCACAAACTTTACGCATAATTACCTCTCGCTTTTCTGCAATAAAAAAGGCACCATTTCTGGTGCCCGTATCTGGGTTATAAAATTCAGCTGATACTGATACCTGCTGTGGATTTCTTCATCACAACAACCAGCAAATCGCTGATACTTGCTGTGGGATACCAGCCATTTACCAGCCATGCCGATACAGAAAACTCCAGCGTCATGTGACCGTGACCGGCAGGCATATCAATAACACCCGTATATATCAGCGTATTATCCAGGGTCGTTCGGTTATAAATTTCAGCACCGTTTTTCTTCACTATCAGGCAGCATGACGAATAAATATTGTTATTCTTCCGCTCATGTTTAGCACCGCGAAACGCCACCGCGGGAATAACAATTTGCCGATCAAACGGCTGATCGTCATAAACCCTGACGGTAATGGTCCCTGATGGCCACCTCTCCGGTGCCCGGGAGTCCCGTGGGAAAGGTTTGCCCACTGTTTTAACGAGATCGCCTTCAATCTGGTTCGCGGACAATTTTCCCAGAACCCGACAGTTCTTATTAATCGTGACGTTGTTGAGCGTCCCGGAGTTCGCGTTCACGTTACCGCTGATATCGGCATTTTTCGCCGTCAGCCGTCCGCCAGGTGTCAGGGAAAATGCCGGAGGATTACCGCCGCTGGTAATGGTCGGAGCCGTCAGGCGTTTCAGGAACACGTCGTTCATGAATATCTGATCGCCCTGACCAACAAACATCGGCTTTGTGTTGCCATTCGCAGGATTAATCATCGCAATCCTGTCTGCCGCCAGCAGCACCTGACTCTGCATTCCTGCTGGCGTATTCTCAATACCGGCACCGATACCCGCAATATAAAGGCGTCCGTCCTTCATCTGTTGCAGCTTCACAGCCCACATGCTGTTCAGGTTATTATTTGTATCAACCTGAACTTTCTGTATCTGCTGGATTGCAGCACTCTGATTTTCCAGTTTTTTATTGACGGTCTGCGTGATTTCATTGCTGACATTCGTAATGGACGTCCTGATTTCAGTCAGGTCCGGCGCAAGCTGACCGTTATCAATCTGCGTCCACAACTCCTTGCCGAGATGCGTTTTATTGATCAACCCTTTATAAAAACTCAGATAACCTTCCGCATCATCGCTCGCCCGACCGACGGCCTCCACAAATGCCGATTTGCCAACGGTGTTCACACTGCGAACGTAAAAATAATAATCATGGCCCGGCCTGATATTGATACTGGCGGCTATCCAGTACAGCGCCGTGCCAAGATAGCGGGCGCTGGTTTCAACCTGCCTGATATCCGCAATCCGCTTTTCCGAAAACCAGAACTCAAACTGCACCGTCGGGTCATATACAGCCAGTTTCGGGACCGCCGTTATCTGAAAATACCCCGGTATCAGTTCAATAGTGACAGGCGCTGCCGGTGCCGCAATCCGGAACGATACCGACGCCGGATCGCCCTGCTGCCCCCGGGCATTTACCTCCCGGACTGTCAGACTGTAATTCCCCAGCGCCAGCTGCCTGAAGCGGTATGTGGTTTCCGTCGTCCGGGCTGTGCTGACCAGCCGCTCACTGCCGTCGTCCGCTGCCACGGTCAGGCGAAGCAGGAAGCTCACTCCCTTCACCACCTTCGGCGTGTCCCATCGCGCCAGCACCTGATATTCCCCGCTGTCTGCGGTGACTTCGGCGGTCAGATGCTGCACCGCTGGCGGCGTGACACCATTCACCGTGCCGCGCCGGTCACCGTCAAAGTGTGCCCCGTTATCCACGATGGCCTCTTTTTCCGGCACATGCTGCACGGCGGTGATGGCATACGTGCCGTCGTCGTTCTCACGGATACTCACGCAGCGGAACAGGCGCTGGCGCAGCGTCGGCAGCTTCAGCCCCCACACGCTGTATCCGGCAACGCCGTCAGGAACCCGGCTCACTTTCACCTTCACGCCGTCGGTGACGGACTGGACCTCCACGCTGACCGGATTGCCACTTCCGTCAACCAGGCTTATCAGCGTGGTGCCGGAGGACGGCAGCGTGATTTCACGGTCGAGCGTCAGCGTCCGGGTCTGGCTGTTCACCGCCAGTACGCGACCACCGGTGCTGATACCGGCATAATCATCATCGCAGATTTCAATGACATCACCCGGTACATGGCGAAGCCCTTCTGCGCCGACGCTGAAGTCCACGGTCTGCGTTTCCAGCAGTTCCGTTTTAATCAGCCACAGCCCGGCGCGGTGCGCCTGTCCCCGGCTGGTACAGCCAAAGGCATCCATCTTCGTGACGTTACGACCGTAACGGAGAATGGCCTGCGTGTCCTCCACAAGCTCTGTCGCCGTCTCATGACCGTTGTCCGGATCAATCCAGTTCACCTCAACGACATTATGGCGGTCCTTCAGGGCGCTGAAGCTGTAGCGGAACGGCGCGCCATCATCCGGCATCACCACATTACTGCGGTTATAGGTCCACACTTTATCCGACGGTCGGTCCTGCACGAACGTCAGCATCTGCCCGTTCCATACCGGCATACAGCGCATCGCCGAGCAGAAATCACTGAGAACATCCCACGCCTTACGCTGTGTGGTCAGGTAAGCGTTACAGGTGATGCGCGGCTCCGTGCCGCCAAATCCGTCCGGCACTGACTGGTCGCAGTACTGGCCGATGACATACAGCGCCCATTTGTCCACATCTGCCGCACCAAGACGTTTCCCCATGCCGTAGCGCGGATGAGTGAGCATGTCCCACAGACACCAGGCCATGTTGTTGCTGTATGCTGGCTTAAGCGTTCCGTCCCAGATACCGCTGTATTGCCGCGTCTGCGGGTTATAGTTCGACGGCACCTGCAGAATGCGCCCGCGAAGATGATAATTGCGACTCACCTGCTGGTTACCGAACTGCTCTGAATCCACCTGCACGCCGACCAGCGCCGTGTTCGGGTAGCACTGTTTCACATCGATGATTTCGGTGTACGACGACCAGAGCGTTTTGTTCTGCAGCTGGTCTGTGGTGCTGTCCGGTGTCATCCTGCACATCCGGATATTAAACGGGCGCGGCGGCAGGTTACCCACCACCACCGAGGCCAGATACTGCGAAGTGGTTTTGCCCTTAATGGTGATGTCTTTTTCCGTCACCCAGCCACCGTTACGCTGTATCTGAACCAGCAGGCGGACTTCCGACGGATTCCGGTCCCCCTTTGAGGTGGTTTCCACCAGTGCCTGCACACCGAAGGTCAGGCGCAGACGATCAATGTTTGCCGACGTGATGGTCCGGGTGATCGGCGTGTCGTATTTCACTTCCGTACCCAGCACCGTCTCGGAGCCGGAAGATTCAACCCCCTCCGGCGGTGTCTGCTCCTGCTCGCCGGCGCGGAACACTACCGTAACACCGGAAAAGTTTGTCTTCCCCTCGCTGTCCAGGACCGGCGTACCGTTCAGCAGCACGCTTTTTAATCCATCCACCGGACCGTCAACCGGCCCTTCGCTGATGGCATCAATCACACTCAGCAACTGCGTGGATTTCAGGTTGTCCTTCGCTTCGCGCGGGGTATGCCCCTTACTGCTGCCTTTACCCATTCCTCACGCTCCATAAACGACAAAACCGCCCGCAGGCGGTTTCACATAAAACATTTTGCATCAGCGACCAATCACCACAACCTGACCACCATCCCCTTCGTCTGCCGTGCTGATCTCCTGAGAAACCACACGTGACCCCACGCGCATTTCACCGTACAGAACGGGCAGAACATTGCCCTGGGCAACCATGTTATCCAGTGACGAGAAATACGTGTTCTGCTTACCGTTATCCGTTGTCTGTGTACGGGGAGTTCTGGCTTTCGGTGCCAGCATCTGTGCAACACCGCCAAGCGTCATACTGGCACCGAGAGAAAACAGCAGATTACTCGCCATAATTCCTACCCCCGGCATCCATATAGCAACCGCCATAACAGCCGCCCCCAGCACCGCCTGAAACACACCGCCACTTTTAGCTCCCACCAGACGCGGTACTATGTGGATCACTGCACCATTTGCCAGCGGCTCATTAAGACGGGCAGACAATTCGGTTTCACCTGCATCACGCCCGGCAATGCGCACCTGATACCAGCCGTCACTCAGTTTCTGACGAAACGCCGGGAGCTGTGTGGCCAGTGCCCGGATGGCTTCAGCCCCCGTTTTCACACGAAGGTCGATGCGGCGACCAAATCGTTGTAAATCCCCGTAAAGGCAGATGCGCGCCATGCCCGGTGACGCCAGAGGGAGTGTGTGCGTCGCTGCCATTTGTCGGTGTACCTCTCTCGTTTGCTCAGTTGTTCAGGAATATGGTGCAGCAGCCCGCCGTCACCGCAGTAAATGGCGGCATGATTCGGCACCGATGAACCAAAACAGCACAGCAGCACATCGCCCGGCTGCGCCTCTGTCAGTGCGACACGGTAAAAACCCGTCACCTCCATATTGTCAAGATAGAGATTCTGACCGTTACGCCACCAGTCATCCCCGCGATGAAAATCCGGCATCTCAATCCCCGCCAGATGATAAGCATCCCGGAACAGCGTGTAACAGTCCGTCACCCCGTGCTCAAAGCGCCGCCCGGTGAGATGCGGCACACAGCGGAATTTATGAATCTCACCCCGGCAGACCAGCCACCAAGGCAAATTACTCTGCACCTGCAGCCGCCGGTCAGCCTCACTCAGCCAGGGCAGACCACCGGGATGACTGTGGACCAGCGCCACAATCTCACCCAGCATTTGTGCCCGCAGCCAGTCCTCCGGAGCCATCCGGAACCGTTCCTCCGGCTCACCGGAGATATTCTCGCTGGGAAGATACCTGTCTCCCTCCGGCGTTCTCACCACGAAGCCACACGACTCCGCTGGCGCACATCGCCGGGCGTGCGCCAGAATCGCTGATTCTGTCTGTGTCATGGATTTACTGAGAAAGTTTATTGATGGAAAGGAAACCGCCGAAATTACCGGTATTGTTGCGCAACTCACACCCGCGCATACACTTGCTGCATTTGTCCTTCCGGATATCCGTCGTTGGTTTGTCGAACTCGTCAGCCACTGCCCTGCCCGTGTAACCACACTCATCAGAACGGTAAGTCCACATACAGGTATTCGCCAGCATGATACGCCCCGGGAAAACCGCGCCATCCGTCTCCGTTGGTGTGGCCAGCACAAAAGAGGCACTGACCGCGCTCAGTTCGCTGCACTGCTCGATGCGCCAGCGGCTGATCACCTCCTGTTCCGGATCGGCGTCGCTGTTTCCGTTGACGAAGTTCACCGCATCCAGAAAACGGGCGTAAACCTTACGCCTGACCACCGTTCCGCCGACCAGACTCTGCAGATCTTCCGCCATACCGGTGACCATGCCGTGCAGGTTAGAGACCGTCAGTGTCGGACGGGCAGCACAGCCCCTGCCGTTCAGTTCAAACCCCGACCCCTGAATGGGGTATGCCTGATACTGCCGCCCCTGCCAGGTGACCGGCTCACCTTTTTCGTTCTGCTCATTACAGAAAAAATAACGCTCACCACCGACCTCTGTCAGATCGATTTCCCAGAGCTCCACCCGGGCTGACTGCTCCGCACGGGTGCATTCATTCAGTGTTTCCTGCGGATATCCTGCATCAGTTCACCACCTGTTCAAAATCGGCCGTTACAGTCACCCATAACGCCCCCACGCTTGCCGACCATTTACGACAAACCACCCTGATCGGTTTCCAGTCATAAGGTGGCGTCCACTGAAATGCGCGGACGCCACCGTGCCGTTCCAGAAAGGCTTTTAAAGATGGGTGTTCACCTTTACGAACACGTATCGTCACGCTGTAAGTCGACAACTGGTTATTCAGTCCCGCCGCACGACGCTGTTCATAACCATCGCCCAGCTTCACTGTCACCACTTTCGGCTCTGATACCACATTCATATCCGGGCGCACTTTCCAGTGAAACGTCTCCATTACCGGTATGCTCCACTTAACCGGCCACCATCACGGGCCTGCTGTTGCATAAAGTCCGCGGCCGCTTTTTTCCCGAGGTCATAAACCACCTTCAGGGCAGCCGGACCTATCTGCCCGTTCGTGCCGTCGTTATTGATCTCAATGTTGTACTGCGGGGCAAACATCACCATGCCTGAACCACCAGTATCCGCCACAACCCCCAGCTTACCATCAGCACCGCGACGCAGTGGCAGAATGGCTTCAGGTCCCGCTTCCCCCATCACACCCGCGCCTTTTGCAAAAGCAAAAAACGTCGGACGGTTAACCACCGTGCCACTGTAGCGACTCAAATCAGCAGACTGGTAAACACCGCCATCAGCATTAGTCGTGAAGCCGAATAAAGAACCGACGCCCTTTACCGCCTGCATCATGGCCATCTGTGCCATAATTCTGGCCATATCTGACAACAGGGAAGAGGTGAAGGATTTAAAATTCAGCTTACCGGTGGTACAGAATGTCGCCAGTGCATTACCGGCACTGCTGAATGCCACTGTAAACATCTGTTCTGCCGTTCCCGCCGCATTATCCGCATCCGCCGTAAAATTCTGAAACGCCCGCATGGCACCGTTTTTCCAGTCACCCTGCGCCACTTCCAGTTCCTGCCAGTAGCGTTTGTTTTCATTCAGTTGTCGCTTCAGGCTCCCCTTCAGCACCTCCTCAGCCCTCTGGTAGTCCTCCGTCCCGTAAGTGCCTTTCTGGCGACTGTCATTCTCAAGCTGTTGCAACTGTTGCCGGTATTCCTGCCGGATGCGCAACTGTGCCTGGTAGCGCTGCCGCTGCTTATCCCCCATACCTGCAGTGACAATATCCAGATTGTGCTGCTCACGCAGTGCACGTTCTTTGTCTGCCAGCTGGCTGGTCAGCTGAACCGTTTTTTTTCTCAGGTCGTTAAGCGCTGTCTGTTTCTGCAGCTCCTGCTGTTTCACATCCAGCAGCGTCAGCGCCTGAATCAGCTCATTCTTACGGGCCAGCACACTCTTTTCATCTGCCGTCAGCTTTTTCCCGTCCAGGTCGCTGATGCGCTGCTGCAGGGCCAGAAGCTGTTTATGCGCTTCAGTCATCCTTTCAGTGGCAATGCCTGCTGACTGTCTGGCAGCAGCAATCTGCCCTTCCACCTGTGCCTGCTGCTGACTGTACTGCAGCAATAACCGGGTGGCCTCATCATTACGGGTTGCCCGTGTATTTTTCTTAATGGCTTTTTCGTAACGTTCATTTTCACGCTGTATCGCCGCATCCCTGACAGCCTGGTCGGCGTACTGCATGGCATTAATACGCGCAATTTCCCGCTGATGTCGTGCAGCTCCCGTTTCATTCATCCGGTTCAGCGCGGCATTTTCAGCATTCCGGCGTTTCTGTTGCTCCTGGTAATTCCGTTCTGCCTGCGCTTTTGCATCCTGCAAATCCTTCCGGCGTTTTTTCTCCTGAAGATCGTTAAGACGCTGCTGATCGTACTCCACCTGTGTGGAGGCGTTTGTCCACGGATATTTTTTCGCGCGCTGAATTTTTTCCTGTAACGCATCAATCTGCGCATCCAGCGAGTCTTCACGACCAATATTCATGGCCGCATCCCAGAACTGCTTCCACCAGTCAGACAAGGTTTGCAGCGTACTACCCAGCGCATTGAGATTATTATCAATATCAGATGTGCGTTTACCGGTTTCCTCTGCCAGCGCAGACATGGCGATCCGGGCCGCATCACTGGACCGCCCCTGCTCCCCAAGGACGCGTATCTGCTCAAGCTGAGTGGCAGTCAAAAAATGCAGCGCATTGTCCAGCGCCTTCGCGGCATTTACAGGATCATCCTTCAGCCGCTTAAACTGATTTATGGTATCGCTGACCGACTGGCCAACCGATCGCTCCATCTGTGCGGCAGCTTTCGCCACCATACCAATATCGTTTCCATGAAATGCCCCACTGCCCACCACCTGTGCCAGCGCACCGGCTGCCGCATGTTGCGTGATACCATTCCCGGATATGGCCCGGCTGAGTTTCCACAACTGCCCGACAGTGACACCGGCATAATGTCCCGTCAGCGCCAGCTGACGGTTAAATTCCTCGCCCTCCTTCCGGCCGTCATGCCAGGCTTTACCCAGACCCAGGACCGCCGCGACAAGTCCGCCAATAACGCCGCCAGTCATCATGCCTTTCGGCGACATCAGTGCGCCTGTCCATCCGGCACGGTTAGCCAGCGTTATCCCGGATCCCCTCAGCGCACCAAAATTGCCGCGCGCCATCTGACTGATTAACACCCCCAGCTCCCGCCGGGCTGCCGCACTTTTCAGCCCCAGCGAATGTGTGGCTTTTCCTGCCCGCTCCATTTTGCGGATATACACTTCTGCAGCACTGCTTACCCCCAGCTGAGCCGCCCTGGCGCGAAGCAACTCAGAAGACGACAGATTCTGGCGGGTTGCCTGCTCTTTAAGCTGGCGGATAAACGCCGCTTTCTGCCGGGTGGCCTGTTCCTCTGCCTGCGTCAGGGCACGGGTTTTCGCCGTGATCTCCGAAATCAGCGCCAGATAATCCTGCTGACCAACCCCGCCACTGTTTCTGGCCTGTCGGATCTGCTGCTGAATACGCTGTAATTCCTGAAGCCCCGCACCGGCCTGTTTCACACTGTCAATCTGGCGATAAAAGGCGGCAGCCGCTTTATCCTGCGCCTCCGCCAGTGCCCTGGCCTGCGCCTGTTCCTCGCGCATTTTCTGATTCAGGGCATCCACGCGCAGACGGGTTTGTTCCACCTCACGGGCCATGCGTTCATGAGCCCGTGCATTCTTCTCCACCGTCTGCGCATGGGCTGATGCTGCTGTTGCAGCCGAAGAAGCCGCCTGCATTGTCTGCCGGGCCGCCTGAGTCTGACGCTCCATAAAACGCTGCATACGGGCAGAAGACCGTTCTGCATCACCGGCTGCACCATTCAGAAGGTTTTTGATACGGGGAATTTCATTTTTAAACTCTGCCGCATCAATCCCCAAATCAATGACCAGGTTGGCTATCTGGTCCATAACGCACACCTCCGGAAATACCTTCCCCAAGATGCATCAGTTCTTCGTCCGTTCGCTCCGGTATCCCGTTCTCTTCCGGTAAAAGGCTGAAATCAGCCACCGCAGCATCACTGCTGCCGGACACCATTCTCACGATCAATGCCTTCAGCGAGGCAAACTGCGCATCCATCCACACATCACTGAAGCTCTGCATCCGGAAATAATCGCCCCACTCACCAAGCTCAGTGGCCGACATTTCCGACAGCATCCGCCGCCAGTCTGCCCGCCGGAACTCCCGGGCAAGCCGCATGACAAACTGCATTTCCCGCGTCAGGACTTTTCCGGCGTCAGCGCCTCATGATCATCATCCCCGGCATTCTCAATGGTCCCCATACCGCTCAGCGACAGAACCCTCTCTGCCCCCGCGCCCAGCGCATCATACGACCATGTTGTCATAATGGATGCGCAAAGCGTCTCAACATCCTGAGACTGCTCAGCATTCCACAGTGAGCGGGAAACCAGCCAGGCATTGATATCCATTCCCATACGCAGAAAAGCAATCTGTCGTTCAGCCTCCGGCAGTTCTCCCTCCTGTGCATCAAACTTTGCCGTTCGCTGCTGAACAAACGTCAGATATTCAATTCTCTGCAGCCCGGACAGCTCACTGAGCACCACGGACTGTTTTTCATAATTAAACGTATCCTGTTTCAGAAACATCATGTTCTCCGGATGCAAAAAGCCCCGGATAACCGGGGCAATGATGAGTATCGTCCTGTTATGGTGCGCTGACGGTCACCGCAACCACTGCCACAAAATCGCCGTCAGAGGTCATGCCCACGATGCTGACACTGCCCTGCTTCACGCCTTTCACCGTGGCCACAAGCCCGCTCAGGGTCACCGAAGCAGTCTGAGGATCTGACGAATGCACACTGATCGCTTTGTCACTGGCCCCGTCAGGTTTTACTGCAAAGGTCAGTGTGGTGGTTGCTCCCGCTTTGACACTGACAGATGCCGGTGCCACCGTCAGTCCGGTAACACCCACGGTTTCAGCGCCCTCCTCTGCCAGATACGGACGCCCCACACCGCTGATTTTTACAGTACGGGTCATCACCTCTTTTGAGGTAATGGTTTTACCCAGTGAACTCAGCCAGCCACGGAAAACATCAACCGTACCGTTGGGGTATTTGATACGAAACGCGCAGACTTCACCGGAATCGAACAACTGAACCAGTTTTTTCTGCCCGCTGTCACCCGGACGCCAGGCCAGCGTCGCCGAAGTATCACCGACGGATTTCTGCCCCTGGGTTGTCGTTTTCCAGTCTGCATCTTCATCATCGAGATAAGTGTCATCTTCTGCATCAGCGGTCATCTCGCCAGGTTGCAGATCCTTCACCATCGCAAGACGCAGCCAGTCAGTGTCCGACAAAGGGTTCGCAAATGCGTCGCCGTTGCCGGTATACATCCATAACGTCGTTCCCGCACCTTTCGTTTTTGCCAGTGGATTTGGTGTGGTCATTACCACCTCCTTAATTCGTGTACGTGATCTGGTACGTGATTTCCGCCATCGCCCAGGTGGCCATCTCATTATCACGTTGATAGTTAAAACCGAGTGGGTTCAGGGTGTCGATGAGTCCGGAAAGTGCCGGTACATCATTCAGGGCCGGGAAAATGGTGCTCTCCATCCACATATCCAGCTCTGAATCCGGTGCCTGTGCCCGAATGAAGACGGCAATATGCAGAACAGCCTGCCAGTCATCTTCATCCGTCATTTTTCCGGTGTACTGAGCATCACTCAGCCACACCGCCACGGCAGGCAGTTCCTGCGCATCAATAAATGCCGGAAGCCCGTCAAAAAACGTGGCGCTGTCTCCACACTGTTCCCGAAGGCGTGCCAGTACGACCTGGCGGATCTGTGTATGTCGGTTCATCGGGTCAGCCATAACCTCAGTTGTTGTTTCAGTGCATACCCCAGCTGTTTCGGCATTTCCGCAGCAATGATGCGGTCGCGGGCATCTTCAAATGCCTGTGTCAGCGGTCCGGACAGCGGGATTTTCACCACATCAATGGGGTAACGATTTTTGCCGTCAATACGCCGCATCACATGCCAGCGACCATTCGCCAGTTGCTGAATAAACGCATCCCGGAAAAGGTATTTCCCCACTTTCAGTACGCTGCCACGATGACGTGAGTTGCTGCCATGCCGGGAGCGGGCCAGTCTGACCTGTGCGGTACCCAGCTTAATGGCGGGCAGGTTACCCCGGTTAACACGCATGCGGGCATACATTTTTCCTGAGGGGCTGGCTTTAAGCAGCCTGACACGCTCCCTGACCGTTTTCAGGGGAATACCTTTCACCTGGTTATCCCCGGCAACGGTATTCTGCGCAACCTGCCGTGTGGCGACAGAAATAATCTTTGCCGCCACACGGTTTACCGCCCATGCGCTGGCCTGTGGCACCATGCGGGTATCGAGGCTGTTCAGATTACGGATGGCATTCTCAAGCCCCTTCATCCCACACCTCTTTACTCAATAAAGATCATTGGTTTACCGTTAAAGCGTTCATGCCGTGTGACCGTCCATTGTTGTCCGTCATAAACAACGCGGTCCCCGCGCCGTGGGCGGTATCCCGAAGAAAACACCACCAGAGAGACCGCCGGTCCGGACAGAGCGTTCAGCTCTGCCAGAGTTTCTCCCGGGAGCACAGGCATATAAACATCATTAATCGAGGCCATCTTTCCCATCTTTCTGACCGTGATCGCATCCATACGCGCTGCCAGCCGGGAAAAGGGATCAGACATTGAGTTTTACCGGCACTTCTTCTGCACCAGCTCCGGCATCTGCCCAGACAACCCCGACCAGCGGATCAGAGCCGCTGTTAGTCAGCTGAACTTTTCCGGACTTCAGAAAAACCTTCTTACCCGTTTTCATGTCATCCGTTTTCAGCTTAGGCAGCATAAACACACCTTCGGTCAGGCCGTCGCCTGTTTCACCCTGTGGAATATCGGTCAGCGCCACCGCAAAAACATCACCCACCTGCACCAGATCTCCGCTGCTGATGGCTGCACTGGCAACAATCGCCACCGTTTTTCCTTCTTCTACAAAATTCTTTGCCATAACTGTCTCCGCACAGCCCCGTTCAGGGGCTGATTTCAGGTACAAAAAAAGCCCTTACGGGCCATCAGAGTTGTTGTCTGCGACGTTTACGCCGTACATTTCACCAGACCGCGGTGATCAACTGGCGCAACACCAGCGTCAATACGCACTTTCGTTGTCACGCCATCCACACTGAAGCCCTCCATCTGATCAATATATGGCGTATCCACACCGTTGAGATAAGCCACTTCAATCGTATCGGAGCCTTTGGACGCTGCCAGATAAAAAGTGGTCTGGCTGTTATCATCAAGACGAGGCTCTGCAATAACGGTCGCAAAATCTTTCACCGGGTTAATAATACCGGCGTTAATGTCAGCCCCCTTGACACTTGAGGAGCGAATGACCTGGTTAGCAACAGACTCCATCGCCGTCGGTACCAGTACGAACGCAGGACGAATATTCAGATGACGCTCACCCTCTTTCTGAACACGCATCAACTGGCGGGCTTTATCCAGCGATGCCACGTCCATTGCTGCGCTCTCCAGTACGTTTGCATGTTTCGCTTTATCGAACAGGCTTACATTATCTGTGGAGATTTTCGGGTTAGACGTCAGAATGGCATAAACCAGATCGGCAATAGTGGATTTCGCCGCACGGCCCAGTTTCATCGGGACATCGGTCAGCATATTCAGATCATCGTTGATAATGGCCTGACGGGTGATACTGAACAGTTCACCATAGGTCGCCAGTGCAATCGTGGCCTGTTTATCTCCGGTAGTAACGTATTTATATTCCGCCCCTTCACGCACCTGACGCAGAGCACTGAAGCCCCCCATACCCACACGATGGGCAATTTTAAAATCAGACAGTTGACCTTTCCGCGTCCACTGTTCATAGGTTTCAGGGGCATCTTCCCAGCCCTGCAGAATGGCTTTGTTCGCAACATCCAGCAGAATATTACCGAAGTCAGACGTACTGTGTGTGAACGCTGCCCCGACCATCTGCATCGGGTTATAACCGGAAACCCCAATACCCCGTTCAGTCAGTGACATACGGGCATATTCACGCAGGGTCATCCCGTTGTAGACATTATCACGTTCAGTTTTTTCAAACCCGGCACGCGCCATCAGCGCCTGGCGGATCCCGTCCCCCACAAAATTACCGTTTCCGGCATAAATATGGGCCGGGGTATTTTTATTTGATGGTGAAAATTCCTTACCCATTTCGTTAAGTAATTTCTCACGGGCCTGCTCAAGCGAGCACTCCGGATCGGAAAGACAACTGGCCTGCAATGTCTGATAACGCCCGCCAAACATACCAAACAGTTCATTAATACCACTCACACGTGCTTTTTGCTCTGCCAGTACCTGCGCACGGATACTGCTTTCATCTGCGGAAGGTGCATTTGTGGTGGTCGCGGTTGTGGCAACCTGAGCCGTAGTCTGCTCCTGTGTCTGAGATGCAGTATTTTTGTTTTCAGGTTCACGCGTTGCACTGTTGCGTGGCGGAGTAATCATGTTTCGAATGGATTCCGGCATCTTTTTAAATTCCTCTGTACGTTTTGACTGAATACATGCCATTGCCTTAACGGCTGGCGTCACCTGATCAGCAAATCCATGTGCCAGACATTCGGCACCGGACATCCAGGTCTCATCCGCCAGCATGGCAGCAACTTCATCGGTGGTTTTCCCGGTTTTCTGTGCATAAGCGGGTAACAGAACCGCCTCAACTTTATCGAGCAGTGAGGTAGCCTGAGTTTAACGGACACTCCTTCCTGAAATAGAATGGCATCAGAAGGAGCTAATAATGAGCAGAAAAACCCAACGTTACTCTAAAGAGTTCAAAGCCGAAGCTGTCAGAACGGTTCTTGAAAATCAACTTTCGATCAGTGAAGGCGCTTCCCGATTATCCCTTCCTGAAGGCACTTTAGGACAATGGGTTACCGCCGCCAGAAAAGGGCTCGGTACTCCTGGTTCCCGCACGCTGGCTGAACTGGAATCTGAAATTCTGCAACTGCGTAAGGCGTTAAATGAAGCTCGCCTTGAGCGAGATATATTAAAAAAAGCAACAGCGTATTTTGCACAGGAGTCGCTGAAAAATACGCGTTAATCGAACAATGGCGACAACAATTTCCCATTGAAGCGATGTGTCAGGTATTTGGTGTATCCAGGAGCGGTTATTACAACTGGGTACAGCATGAACCCTCAGACAGAAAACAAAGTGATGAGCGGCTAAAACTGGAGATTAAGGTGGCACATATCCGCACTCGCGAAACATATGGAACCCGGCGGCTCCAGACGGAGCTGGCAGAGAATGGCATCATCGTTGGTCGTGACCGACTGGCACGTCTTCGTAAGGAGCTAAGGCTACGCTGTAAGCAGAAACGCAAGTTCAGAGCGACTACGAACCCGAACCACAATCTGCCAGTTGCGCCAAATCTGCTGAACCAGACGTTCGCTCCTACAGCACCAAATCAGGTCTGGGTGGCGGACCTGACGTATGTTGCCACACAGGAGGGATGGTTGTACCTCGCTGGCATCAAAGATGTTTATACGTGCGAAATTGTCGGCTACGCCATGGGAGAGCGCATGACAAAAGAGCTGACAGGTAAAGCCCTGTTTATGGCGCTCAGGAGCCAGCGCCCACCTGCCGGGCTAATCCACCACTCTGATCGAGGTTCACAGTACTGCGCATACGATTACCGGGTCATACAGGAGCAGTTTGGTCTGAAAACATCAATGTCGCGTAAAGGTAACTGTTACGACAACGCTCCGATGGAAAGCTTCTGGGGAACGCTGAAAAATGAGAGCCTGAGCCACTATCGTTTTAATAACCGGGATGAAGCCATCTCAGTAATACGGGAATACATTGAGATTTTCTACAATCGTCAGCGTCGTCACTCTCGTCTGGGGAATATCTCCCCGGCAGCCTTCAGGGAAAAATATCATCAGATGGCTGCTTAAAAAAAGAACAAATGGTAGTGTCCGCTATTGCCAGTACACCTCACATTTTTCCTTCGACAGCTTCATTCCCGGTATGACAGGCTTACCATCCACCATTGTGGCACCACGACAGATGGTCCATATGCCAGAACCATCACGGTATGCCGTTGTGTGATTACCCTCTTTTTCGTTCAGAAACTGGTCAAGTATCTGGGGAGCAGACGCGCCTGCGGCAATCAGCGCCAGAACAGCAGCCGACAGGCCGTATTTGATTTTTGCGCTCATGGATATTTATCAGGATTTATCGGCAACAAATAACGAGCCAACTTATATACGCCTTTTAAGATAAGTCAGCCCCGGCTGGATCCAGTCATCAGGCTCTTTCTTAAAGGGGGAGTATTGAAATCACGAAGAAGAGCCTCCCGCACCGCAGCATCCATGTCTGCACCACTGGCAAGTGCTTCAATCTCTGCCGCCACCTGCAAATACCCCATGCAACGGCCAATGCGTTTCATAACTCTGGTGTTTTCGTCTTTCAGGCATCTGATAGCGAGATTAATAATTTTCAGGCAGTGATGATGCGATGCCCGGACAGGTTTTCCGTTCTCATAAACGACGAACTCACCCTCTTCACAGGAAACCCTGAAAGGCCGACGGGGTTCCTGGTCTTTATCCGGTGCAGACGCAATAAAATCACTTTTATGCTCTTCCTCTCCGGCACTGTTAACCGTAATGACGTACTCAGGCCGCAGGTAAGCCGCCTCTTTTTCTGACAATGCGGCCGGTAAAAACTTTTCCTGCAAAAACTTCATAAAAGTCTCGTGAGCGACTTTGTGGCAGTAATCGTAAATCGCCGCATAATGCTCATCGCGGCGTTTGTTTTCATCTTCAGAACTCACCAACGCCGACAATTTTTTATTAAGCTCAGTGATTTCATTTTCCAGGTGATTGAATCGCTGATTCATTTCTTCATGCTTCATTATTTACTCTCCCCGTGCAGCCTTACGCTTGTCTTCTCTTATTTTGAAATACAGATTCGTCAGATAAGTCAGAAGCCCCAGAAGCAGACTTCCCAGCACACCAATCGCAGCCCACTGTGATGGACTGACCTGATCCAACCACTGCAAAAACCAGTAGCCGGCACTGCCGGCGGCGGTGCCGTAGGCAATGCCCGTTGAAATTTTGTCCATGGATTTCATAGCCTCACCTCCGCAAATAACGGATGGCGTAGTTTTACACTGAGAAATGAAAGGGATTTGAAAAGAAAAAAACGCAAAAGCGGGCGAAACGATATATACAGTAAGGAAAGCACTCTATCCAACAAACCACCCACAGTTAATCGGAATAAAAGCAGAGTGCTTATGAATGATCGCACGCCCGAAGGTTAGTATTTCTGCACAGCAATTTTGCAAAAAAAGGCGATCATTCATAACTTAAACGTCTTTCAGTCACTCCGGGATTTCCCATCATCGCAGACTGAAAGACTCTGACTGGAGCGGGCAGCGGGAATCGAACCCGCATCATCAGCTTGGAAGGCTGAGGTAATAGCCATTATACGATGCCCGCATATGGTGCCGACTACCGGAATCGAACTGGTGACCTACTGATTACAAGTCAGTTGCTCTGCCTGCTGAGCTAAGTCGGCGCTGGCCCACCACCGAGGACTCGAACCTCGCACCGTCAACTTAGAAGGTTGATGCTCTATCCGGATGAGCTAGTGGTGGTTGGTGGCCCTTGCTGGACTTGAACCAGCGACCTGGCGATTATGAGTCGCTCGCTCTGACCAACTGAGCTAAAGGGCCGGAGGCAGAATAATAACCATATGTCATCACATCTGCAAACTCATCTGACCACCAGCGTGTTTAACGTCCTGTACCGTTTTTCAGGCATAAAAAACCCGCCCGGAGGCGGGTTTAAGCTGTGTGGCGAAGCAACCACTCTTAACAGAATATCCCGTTTTTTACGTACGTAAAATATTTTCTAGAAAGTCGCCCCTTACCATCAGGGATGTTCAATATATTTGTCCATTTCTAACCGGACACCCAACATCATCAACATTCCTTCCACCACCCCCTCGGCTTTTTGTAGCTTCTTTCCTATATAACCATCTGAGCATCCATGCTTCCGCGCCAGCGTCATGAATGTCATCCCAAACACGTAGTAGTCAACCAGCAAGTCATGTAGATCGTTGTTGTTCCGGTTAAGGCGGGCCATACACCCACATATAACCATCGCGTCATCGTCACAGCATTGCGGGCGGGATTTTACTTTTGAAGGGATTAATCCCTTAAAACCGGCAACAATGGACGACCAGGTCACATCCTCATGATTATTAGCCACCCACGCGCCCCAGCGCTCAAGAACCTGCTGAATATCACGCATCACTGTCTTTACCCCTGTCCCATCCACGATGAACAATCAGAACACCATCAACAATGGCGTGCCCTTTGCCCTCTTTATCTTCAGCATATTTTCTTACCGTGGCGCGATTACAGTTCAGCATTCGTGAAACTTCGGTCATATTACCTCGTGTCTGGATAAGCAGTTCCGGTATCGTTTGAATTTTGACGCTCATCAAATACTCTCCGGTTCGGTGATTTTTATCCCGGGCTTTCCACCAGGGACATAATGATCGCGCACAAGCCAGGGCAAAACAAACTCATGGCGCATCAGCGCAGCGCCTCCTGCACCAGTTTTTCAAACTTTCCGACTCTGGTTTCCAGCTCTGCCACACAGTCCACCAGCTCATCTACTGCTTTCTGTGCGCGATGCTTCGCCTGCATCAGTTCCCGAAGCGCGGGTACCATATCTTTACGGATAGCATCTTTTGTTATGCCCGTTTTTTCGAGTTGTTCAGCATGACGCAGCATTTCCTGCGCGTGTTTACGCAATTGTTCAGGGGTAAAAGTCATTGTCTGGTTGTTCAAAAGAAACGCTCCATCTTACTGCTGTCAGTTCGTTTATTACTGTATCTGCGCGGATTGCCGGGCTTCATGGGAGTGGAAAGCACCCGTGCACTTTCCTGGTCCACAGGCAGAAAATGTCCGTTATAAAAACGCCGGTAAATCGTTCCCAGAGAACCGTTACGTTGTTTCGTGATATTGATTTCTGCGATGCCCCTGGCCTGCGTATCCGGGTTGTACACTTCATCCCTGTAAAGCATCAGAATGATGTCTGCATCCGCCTCTATTTCTCCGGAATTTTTCAGGTCTGAGTTCATGGGACGTTTATTGGGTCTGGACTCCACACCGCGGGAGAGCTGGCTCAGCGCAATCAACGGAAAACCACCGGATTTTGCCAGGCCTTTAAGCCCCTTTGAGATTTCACCCACGGCAAGGTCATGACGCCCCGTGGTTCGGGTTTTTATCAGCCCGAGATAATCAACCACCACCAGCGCCGTTTCCGGATATTTAATCAGGTGGTGTTTCGTTGTTGCGCATATCTCATCAATGGCCAGGTTCGCCTGGTCCACCATCCAGATATTGCGCCCGGTCATCCGCCCCACCCCTTGTGAGAAACGCGTCCAGTCTTCATCTTCAAAGTGAGCCACAGATTTCAGGCGTGATACTGGCATCCCTCCAGCCGCAGACACCATACGTTCACCAATCTGGATGTTCGCCATCTCCATGGTGAACAGAAGCACACCATGCCCCTGCTCAGTCACCTTGTCGATGATGTCCAGCGCAAGTTCGGTTTTCCCCATCGAAGGACGGGCGGCAATGAATACCAGGTCTCCGGGCTCCATACCGCCTGTTTTTGCGTCCAGTTCATCAATACCGGTCATCAACGTCCTGGATTTCTCCAGCCCCTGATTCCGGCATTCAACACGCTCAACCACTTCCGGAAGCACATCATCAATATGTACCGGCTGAATGACGCCCTTTCCTGTCGACAGTGTGACCATCATGTTCTGCGCATCCTTCAGGGCATCTTCAGCTGCTTCACAGGTATGCGCATCACGTAATTTCTGCAGCGCCTCATTCAGTGTTTTTTCTGCATCGCGCAGTGCGGCATTGCGCCGCAACGCTGCAACATAGTGCTCCAGTGAAGACTTCACCCAGGTTTTACGCCCGGTATCAGTAATCACCGGGGCAAGTTCCGGCATCTCATTACACAACAGCACGGGGTCAATCACTCCTGAAACACGGGCCTGTCTGCAGATGCCTGTATAGATATCCTGATACGCTCGTACAGAAAAAACGTCCGCTGGCAGTGTGGCCAGAATATCCATCACTTCAGGATCTGCTCCGCGCAGAAAGAACGCGCCGATGACAGCGCCTTCAAGGTCATCGTTACGCCATACTGGAGTTGTCATGCAGCCACACCTCTGATACGAGAACGGTAACTGGGCCAGTTAAACGACAACCAGTTGCGTCCCCCGTCTGTGATCCTGTCGGCAATTCGGGGACTGATGAACGCCCACAACTCTTCCGGTGAGAGGTTACTGATCAGAATGGTGGGCAAGATACTTTCGTACCTGGCGTTGATAATTTCCTGCAAAATAGCCATTTCAGCCGCGCTGCCAAACTGAACGCCAACTTCGTCGATGATCAGCAAATCCATTGACGCATAACGCTCAATAACTTCATCCGCTGTTTTTTCGCTGTCATTCCGCCAGCAATTTTTCACAGCACGGGTAAGGCGCATCACGTCGGTGATCTCCACACTGGCCAGATAGTTACGGATGATGTGTTTTGCCATAGCCACAGCCAGATGATTTTTTCCGGTACCACAACTGCCGGTCATAACAAGACTGGTACCGTTCTCCAGCATATCTGGCCAGTTCTCCGCATAGCGGCGACAGGCCGCAAGATTTCTGGCTGCGTCAGGATTAACCTCCAGATAATTATCAAACTCGCAGTCCCGAAAACGCAGGGCAATTCCGGCGTTATCAGTCAGCTCTTCCGCCTTGATGGACGACAGCTCCATGGTCAAATCGTTGGCCTCAGCGATTAAGCAGTCAGGGCAGCATGAAATTTTTTCTCTGTCCTCGCCATTACGATCGCTCCACACCAGTATATGCGTGTGATATTCGCCATGTTTTTCGCAATATCCGCGACCTTCACGCATCAGGCAGGAACGATAAGGCCATGGCTTTTCGCCCTTCTGAGCAAATGCAATCTCTGCCCGTAACTCATCCATTCGCGCCTGTAGTCTTTTTTGTTGTTCACGCAGGTTAAACGTCATCATCGCTGTCACCTCAGAATGTCAGTTTGTCACTGGATTTACCGAATTTGTCAGACATGGCTCCCAGGCCAGCCAGGACATCGACCTGTCGCTGTCGCCCACCTCCGGGAGCGGCTGGCTGTTGCCAGAAGTCTTCGAAGTGACGATCGGGTCCAAAGAACGTCGCAGCCTGCTTCACGAACTGTGTGCCGGTATTTCCTGTGGCACGTACCCAGGCGGCATAGCGTTTCACGCCATCAAGCATGGCTTCAGGTTTTATTCCCTCCCTGAGCCGGGCTTTCCAGGCTTTGAAGGCTGCGGATTTTGAGTTACCACCAGCACGTTTTGGATATTCCTGCCAGGCCTGTTCAAATTCCGGTGAATATTCCTGTCGGGAAGAACGCGCTGGTGCAGACGCGTCAGCGGATGCGCCAATAGTGTTTTTACTCTCTGTAGTATTCTCTGAAGTAATCTCTGTTGTATTCTCTGTTGTATTCTCTGTAAGATCGAAATTGGTTTTCCCTTCTCCGCGGCGAGGGGTTTCCCGTGTCCGCGGTGAAGGCTTTCCCTCCTCCGCGAAATTGGGTTTTACAGTTTCCCGAAAACGGGTTTCCCCATTTCGGGAAAACTGATTGTTTTCATTGATAATTTCATTAAGGCGCTCACAATCTATACGGTAGAACATTTTGTGCTCAAGACGCTTGTTGGTTTCAACCAAAATGCCTCTGGACACAAGATGCTTACGCGCTACAGCCTGTTGTTCAAATGTAAGTCCGGTTTCGTGTTGTATCTCTTCACGCGTTTTATGTACGCCTTCCGCTGCATGTGCTTTATCCTGCCAGTAAAAAATCTGACCAAAGAAAATAACAGCGTGCGGACTTCCCATGTATTTAACGAGCCCAGGGTAATAAGCAACCGGATGTCCAAAATCGAGCAGAAGATCAGACGGACGCATAGCCACCTCCCAGGCGTTTAAACATTTTTCCGGACTGAAACGCCACCAGCGGATAACTCAGGGTATGAGTACGTCCCTGAACCTGGCAGACAACCTTCTGGCTTTCGGTACTGACCAGGCAAACCCGCAGAACGTAGCCGTTGCTGGTGGTGAACCACTGCCCCACACGGGGGCAATGGTTGTATCGGTGATACAGGAAATTAACGATGTGGCGGATCATGGGCGCACCTCCTTGTCAGAACCATTCAGCCTGGAATCAACAAGTGCAGCACCAAAAACAGCATCACCTACACGGTCGTACAGTTTGCCAGCCAGCGGAGATTCAACGGCCTTAAGCATTGGGTAAAGCTGGCTTGTCCAGATTTGATGGATTTCACGCAAATGCAGGTATACGCCTCTGGCGTTTTGTGCGACAGATGACATGTCAGCCGCACCAGCTCCTGATAAGCTCCTCTCCATCTGGTTAAAGGCATTGATGTATGCCTCTCTGAACCGGGCGGCACGTTTACCAGTGAAGCCCATAGCAAGGAAGGCGAAGCCGTCGCGGGTGATTTGGTAGCAGGGAAGTTTGCGAGTACCGCCGTTGGGCTGGCGTACCAAAATTGATGTCTCCGCAAAATTGCGGGCACAAAACTCTGGAGAACAATCCAAAATGCGGATCTTTTTCAGAACATCGTCATGACGTTTAGAGAAGAAGTTAGCAACAGCCAGGGATGAAGTAACAGCCTGACCATCAACGATGGCAATTTCAGGTTGAGAGAGGGTTGGGAGAGTAGTCATGGTGACAGCCCCTATGTTGAATTCAAAGAACTCATCACATGGGACGCCAATCACAGAGGTGGTGAGACGTACAGGGTTGGCGTAACCGGTCAACATAGAACCCGGCGCATCTTGCGATGCCCCTGCACGCCCCACCATAATTTGGGCGTAGCAATGCTCATGACACGAAAAAACCGCATGAGCGCGGTTATGCTCTATATTGAATTTCAGGACGCCAATCCCGGCACCCGCTTTATAAGGTGCGGAGACAGTGTAACGTCCCGAAATTGCAGAATCAATATTCAGGTAGCGGATCATAGGTGCACCTCCCGTTGATGACGACGGAAAGCGGAATGCACCTGGACGGTTTCAGCCTCATGGAACGCTTCAATGCAACTCTCGTAGTACCGCATTGTGCGCAGACTTAACCCAAGCTGAAGCAGCATCAGACCATCAAGGGTGATGTAATAACCACGCAGAGAGTCGTCATAGATGTGGTAAGTACCCGGTATGAAATTGCGGGTAAAAAATTCGCGCGAGCAGTTCAGATACTCGATTTTGTCTACGATGTTCTGGTGCATGCGCTTAAAGTGGCAGGCCACATGCAAAGAGAAAATAACGGCCTTGCCGTTGACGGTCTCAATTTTGAGGAATGAGTGGGTTGGGACTGTAGCCATGATGGCAGCCTCCGTTGACTGTGGAAAACTTCCACCACCGGAGGTGCAAATCTCGCTGGTGGCGGACTGAACAGGGTTTGCACTACCGGCGTCAACGGAGACCGGCGAGCCTTTCGGCTCCCCTGCCCAGCCCACCATAATTCTGGCGTGCGTGAGCGCGGACGATAAAAAAGACGCTGGCGCGTCGTATATCGCCGTTGACAATTCCGGGGTGCAAATCCCGGCACCCGCTTTATAAGGTGCAGAGACAGTGTAACGTCCCGAAATTGCAGAATCAATATATTGTGCAGATATAACGATTTTGTTATGTTTTGCTGTATGAACTACACTATCGAATACTACAGTGAAGAGGTCCGACTGGAGGTCGATCAGCTTCCATTGAGTATGCGTGCCAGATACCAGCATCTTGTTGAACGCATGAAGGTATACGGCAGCAATCTCGGAGAACCTCACACCAGCGCCTTTGGTGATGGGCTTTTTGAGCTTCGGATTAAAGGCAGCGATGGCATTGCCCGCGTTTTTTACTGCACACTGACAGGGAAGCGCATCATCATGCTGCACAGCTTCATCAAGAAAACTCAAAAAACTCCACCAGCTGAGCGTAAAAAAGCTGAAACCAGAATGAAGGAGGTTAAGCATGACTGGTAAACGTAACCCACCAATCATGACACACGATGAAATGGCAGCTAAATGGATGGATGACCCGGCTTTTAAAGCAGAATACGACGCCATCGCCGACGAGTTCGCACTGCTTGATGAAATGCTGGCCGCACGCAAAGAAGCTGGTCTCACCCAGGCTGAAGTTGCTGAACGCATGGGTACCAAAGCAACCGCCATCACCAGAATGGAAAGCAATCTTGCCTCAGGTGTCAGCGGACCATCATTTGCCACACTGAAAAAATTTGCACGCGCAACAGGGAAAAAACTCCAGATCCGCTTCGTGTAAATTTCCATTATCGCGCCGTTATTATGGCGGCGCTTCGCACTCAACAAAATCACGCCTGAACAACCACAACGGGCTGAAACATTCATATGGATAACCATCACGCAGATAAATAACCCGCTGTGTTTCAGGCTCCCAGCGTATAACGTGAACACGACGCCCCCTTCCGTCACGGAACCAGCGATTGAGGACTTGCATAAATTACCCGTAAACATCGTCACCCCTGCCAGCCCAGCGCCTGGAACAGCCCCATTTTCGGGTGATACCAACGAGTTCCTCTCGGTTCCGCTTCGCTCATCATACGATGGAAAGCAGCCATAAACGGTTCCACTGCAACAATTGCGCGGCGTGACAACAATCCGTCCGGAGTAAGAAATTCGTGAGTATCAGTTGGAATTTGATAGATGTTCACCAGATTGCGGCATTTCGCATCTGACATACCCGTTTCCGCCACCAGCTGACGGTAGCCTGCATAACCATCGCGGATGGTGCCTCTTTTGATTTGTTCGACAGTTTCAGTAACGTGACTGACTTTTTCTTCCATCTTGTCGAGGCGTTTTTGCTGACGAACGGCTTCAAGAGCCATCGCGGCAACCATTTCGATTTCGCTCATTGGTTTGCGCACCTGCTCTTCCAGTTCGCGCCAACGATCTACCAGGCGGGCAGTGAATTCCGGGCAAAGTTGTGCGACGACAATGATGCTGTCGCGTTTGCCTTGTTCGCCTTCGAAAATATATGCGTTTGTGAATTTGTTTTGGCTAAATGATTGTTCGTTCTCAACTTTTTGCATTGCAGGAAGTTGAATCACCCCGCGTTTTGCCAGACGCTCTATTGATATTCTGACATTGCCGTGTTGACTTCCAACCAGCTCTGCGATTTCAACGCTGGTCATGGATACTTTGTCGTTAAAAATTGCGGTGTTCACTGCCATCTCCTTACGGATAAATTCTTTTAAGATTCCGCACATTCGTACTTGTTGGTGCCGAACCATCCTTCAGTTATCCTTTTGATCCCTATAAACAAAAGAACCAAAGGAGGTTCGACATGAAAGTTCAGGCCGTTGGTTTATTCTGGTTTCGCGATGCTATTCAGTATCATGAGTTCAAAAAGATTTTTACTGATGCAGATGTGCTCTCCGACAGTTACACCGAGTGGAAACACGACGCTGAAAAATTGATTAAGCGTGTCGAAAGAAGCGGGCAACGAGTTATTAAAGTTGAAGCGGATACAACCGAGTTCATCACCTGGTGTACAAGCGAAGGCATTGGACTCAATGCCAAAGGTAGAATGCAGTTCGCATCCTTTAAGGCTTACCAACAACTTCTCAGCGAACGCTAATGTGATTGGGGCAATCGAAATGGTTGCCCCATCGTATTTAATAGTTATTTTTTCGCTCATATCACCACCATCACTTCTCATCCTCTGTGTGCGCTAAGCTTGGATTTGAAATTTTGCGTAACGAATCAGGAATTCCATCTTCAGGGTGAGGATAAAGATCTGGCCTTAAGCCATGCGGCGTGACCTTACATGCAACTACTTCACATACGCGTAAAACGAAACGGGCAGGAATTGTGCTTTTTGAAAACCACTGATTCACCGCTTGCGGTGTCACACCCAGATTTCGCGCTATGGCATTTTGCGCAATTAATGCACGAAGTTTGTCGTAATCATTTCCTTTCATAACAAAGCACCAACATTAACTTTATAAATCAAGAATACATCAAGTTTAAATTAACATGCAAGTTGCAAAAGGATCGAATACACTAAAATCAAGTAAAGATTTATCCTTGTAAAGAAACCCACAGGATTTGGTCATGAAGAACGTCAAAAACACGGAAAATCGAATAGCCGCGATGCTGAAAGCAAAAGGATGGACTCAGGCTCAACTGGCCCGCAAGTTAGGTGTGAGTGCGCAATCAGTGCAGTACTGGACAACAGGAAAAACATTTCCACGGAGTGATAAGCTCGCGCATTTATCAGAGATTAGCGGTTATCCACAATCCTGGTTCTTAGGTGAAGACTCCTCACCAACCTTTTCCTCGCAAGAGAAACACCAGACAAGAACAGATAGCGTCGTGTTTAATGTCCTTGATGTTGAGTTTAGTTGCGGTGATGGAACTCATGTCCGTGGTGACTTGATAGATGTAGTGCGCTCAATAGAACTTGATCCTGAATATGCCCGACGTCTTGTTGGAAATCGGGCATTCAAAAATATAGAAATAGGTAACGCCAGAGGAGACAGTATGGCTCCCACAATCTCACCTGGTGACCTTCTTTTTCTTGATAAGACAGTAACTTATTTTGATGGCGATGGTATTTATGCATTTTGTTTTGATGGAGAATGCTACGTGAAAAGGCTTCAAAAAATTGGAAGCAAAATCATGGTGTTATCTGATAACCCCAATTATCAACCATGGAGCATCGAAAAAGAGGGGTTAGCTCTGCTTTATATCCAGTCTAAAGTGATCTCATCAGTACCATTCAACATAAACAGATTTGGTTAGTCTTTGATTTTAACGGGCTTTGCCCGTTTTTTTTTTGCCTAAAACACACGATATCAATTTTTTCTTGACAGCCTATTTCTCAAAGCATAATATCGCACCATCAATTATAACTTGATTAAGTTCAATTTAAAATTGTTGGCGGATATATGAAGACACTAAAAGCAACTCCAGAAACAACTAATTTTATCAACTGCGGCTGTGTTACGCTTAAGGGCTTAGAACTTGATTCCTTTGCATTAAATATTGCAAATTTGCTAAGTGCTGTACGCACATTCCATCTTCTGGATTGTGCTCGCTCAAAGGAACTGGGCATTGAGGTAATGGAATTTATCCATGAATATGCTCTATCTGCGGCTTCTCCTGCACAACAAAAACAATCCTTCCCTGAAAGCTGGCTGGTTAACCTTCGCACCCAACGCGAAGCCTGCGGCTTAACAACCGCCGAACTCGCCAGGCTGCTCGATGTGGATGAAGAAGTCATCATCCAGTGGGAGAGCGGAGAGTATGAACCAACTATCAGTATGCTTATCCCACTGACAAATATTCTTGGCTGCGATCCGATGTGGCTGTTAACTGGCGAGGTTACTCCTCCGGAGCAACCAAAAAGTGAGGAGCAGCAACACCATGACGCATCTCAACAAGTTTGCTCCTTATCTCGCGAAGCTCTTCTACGGAAGAACCAATACCAATGGTGACAAAATCGCCGCTTCGCCCCTCAAGGTACATGCGAACATTTTTATCAATCATTGCGGAAACAGTCTCAATATGAAAACACTTCTGAGACTCGCTATATAGCAGAACATATAAGTCAGCTGAGGAAGCCATGAAAAAGTTCGAAAACATAACTGTTCTCCATGTTGATAACTTTGATTATACAAACCAGGAACTTCTCCCGGAGGTTGTAAAGGCAATTGAGGTGTACTGGCAATAGCGGACACTACCATTTGTTCTTTTTTAAGCAGCCATCTGATGATATTTTTCCCTGAAGGCTGCCGGGGAGATATTCCCCAGACGAGAGTGACGACGCTGACGATTGTAGAAAATCTCAATGTATTCCCGTATTACTGAGATGGCTTCATCCCGGTTATTAAAACGATAATGGCTCAGGCTCTCATTTTTCAGCGTTCCCCAGAAGCTTTCCATCGGAGCGTTGTCGTAACAGTTACCTTTACGCGACATTGATGTTTTCAGACCAAACTGCTCCTGTATGACCCGGTAATCGTATGCGCAGTACTGTGAACCTCGATCAGAGTGGTGGATTAGCCCGGCAGGTGGGCGCTGGCTCCTGAGCGCCATAAACAGGGCTTTACCTGTCAGCTCTTTTGTCATGCGCTCTCCCATGGCGTAGCCGACAATTTCGCACGTATAAACATCTTTGATGCCAGCGAGGTACAACCATCCCTCCTGTGTGGCAACATACGTCAGGTCCGCCACCCAGACCTGATTTGGTGCTGTAGGAGCGAACGTCTGGTTCAGCAGATTTGGCGCAACTGGCAGATTGTGGTTCGGGTTCGTAGTCGCTCTGAACTTGCGTTTCTGCTTACAGCGTAGCCTTAGCTCCTTACGAAGACGTGCCAGTCGGTCACGACCAACGATGATGCCATTCTCTGCCAGCTCCGTCTGGAGCCGCCGGGTTCCATATGTTTCGCGAGTGCGGATATGTGCCACCTTAATCTCCAGTTTTAGCCGCTCATCACTTTGTTTTCTGTCTGAGGGTTCATGCTGTACCCAGTTGTAATAACCGCTCCTGGATACACCAAATACCTGACACATCGCTTCAATGGGAAATTGTTGTCGCCATTGTTCGATTAACGCGTATTTTTCAGCGACTCCTGTGCAAAATACGCTGTTGCTTTTTTTAATATATCGCGCTCAAGGCGAGCTTCATTTAACGCCTTACGCAGTTGCAGAATTTCAGATTCCAGTTCAGCCACCGTGCGGGAACCAGGAGTACCGAGCCCTTTTCTGGCGGCGGTAACCCATTGTCCTAAAGTGCCTTCAGGAAGAGATAATCGGGAAGCGCCTTCACTGATCGAAAGTTGATTTTCAAGAACCGTTCTGACAGCTTCGGCTTTGAACTCTTTAGAGTAACGTTGGGTTTTTCTGCTCATTATTAGCTCCTTCTGATGCCATTCTATTTCAGGAAGGAGTGTCCGTTAAACTCAGGCTACCTCAAATAGATGTTGCCGATATAGTGATTAGAGGAAAGAGAATTGTCAAAAACAGGCTCGCATGCACTTCAGGAGCAATGACAGAAACAACCTCACAGCAAGATAATTACGAAGGCATTTGTCTGGAGCCTGATTCATTTGCGGTAAATGTTTATCATTTATTGCATGCAACACAGGTATTACATATGTCCAGTAACCTCGTAACGAAAGCACTTGGCAGCGATATTCTGGACTTTGCATGTGAGTATTCAAAAGCTGCTGCCGAAAAAGAATTAGCGCAATAACAACAAATATGCCCTGAACGTTTATTGCGGTTTTATCACCGGGGATTGTTACAACCTTAATCCACAGGAGGCTTTATTATGACTTTAATAAAGAATATGGCATCACACAAGACCGCCTGCCTTATTGCACAATACGGTGAAAATTACATGCATATTGCCTGCTTATTTCTGCGTAAAGCATACGGGAAATAACAAATGACACATGAACCCATTAATACATATCGTCGCCGTATAGCTGTTGCGGCACTCCATCGAATAAAACGTAAAACAGGTGGTGATCTGCTTATTGTTGACCTTCTGGATGAGAACATTACGACCATAGAAATAACAGAACAGTTTATAAACCAGTTGCTGTTGCGCTTTGAAGGTATTACCCGTGGTGAATTGGGTCGAGTGGAGGGTGAAACAGAAATCCGAACTGCATACCAGAATGCTATCGGGATTAATCAACATACTGAATACCAGGCTGAAACCGGAAAGTTAATTATAGACAACCTTTTACAAGAGGTTATTGATTACGCGAAAGAAAAATATATCAGCGGAGGAATTAACTGATGGCTAATTTATCCCCTGTATCTGTTGTGCACGAAAAAGTGCAGATCGTTATGACTATTGAAAATGGCCAGGTAACAGGTGTCTGCAAAGTCCGCGATGGAGAGCTGATTGCCAGCATGGATACATTCATATGGCTGGCAGAAAGAGCGGGGTATCAGATAACAGCACCTGCTCAGGAGGAAACCAGTGACATTAACAGCAACACGAATTCCTGAGTGGGTCCACCAGCAGGCGTTGCTGGTCCTGCGGCGGTACAGATGCCGATGTATATTCCCGCATCGGATACAGCGCAACGGATATCTCAGTCTGAAGGTTAACCGTCGCTGGCGGCTGTTATCGAAAGACGACGGCCGGAACTGGGAAGTAATGAGTCATGAACGTTATTCGGGGGAAATAAAGAAATGATCGACAACCGCACCGCCAGCGCCATTGACCAGGCATTACAGAAACATGATACACCCGTCGGCCCGTTATTTTTTGTAACACGCCACGGAAGAACAAAAAAATGCCTCACCCGAAAAACGGCAATTCGTTACCTGGCATTCTTTATGACCACCCGCGCTTTTGAACGTTCAGGATTCCGACAACGCCATCCTGACAAGCGTTTTATCTTCAACGGGAATGAGATATGGAAACGTGGAGAATCAACCACAGAGTATACCCGCGCACACCAGCGAACAATCAGACGACTGCGCAGACTCATCGCCAGGAAACAGTATACAGAAAAATGGTTCAGAAAATATGACACATGGAGCGCCGGATATTACGAACTGATGGCAACAAAACCATTCTGACGTAAACGAAATTAACCATGACGCAATTAAATAAGGCAAGCCGAATACATCAGGAGGACCATGAACATTTATTTCAGAATAGTTATATCACTGGCAATTATCGCATGTATTTACGGATTAATTGTTCCGGCCCTCATATCAATGAAGGATACGGTAGCAGTGATTTCTGGCTTTGCTCTGGCGTGTCTGACCCCGCCCTGCATTTATGCCATTTATAAGGGTCTTTCTTTCCCCGGGAGGGAAAAATGAAAAAAACAATTGCGCTTGTTTTCGCGGTCAGTCTGGCTGTCTTCGGACTTGTAGGTTGCGATCGCGTTGAACCAGGTAATGTGGGTATCAAAGTCAACAAACTGGGCGACGACAAAGGTGTCGGTGAGGTGGTCGGTGTTGGTCGCTACTGGACTGGCTGGAATACTGAAGTTTACATTTTCCCGACCTTCAAACAAATGAAGACCTACGATGATCCATTCAGCTTCCAGATGAGCGACGGCACAACCATCGGTTATCACATCGGCGTGGCCTATAAGGTTGATCCATCGAAAGTTACCACGGTATTTCAGACCTACCGCAAAGGCGTGGATGACATTACCGATACAGACCTGCGCCAGAAGATCGCCGACGCACTCAATCGGCTGGCCAGCAAAATGACCACCGACAAATTTATTGACGGCGGTAAATCTGAATTACTGGATGCCGCTCTAAAAGACATCCAGGAAGAAATGACACCCATCGGTATTCAGGTAATGAGCCTCTCATATGTGGGTAAGCCAGAGTACCCACCAACCGTTATCGACAGCATTAACGCCAAAGTCACGGCAAACCAGAAAACACTGCAACGCGAGCAGGAAGTTAAACAACGCGAAGCAGAAGCCAACATGCTGCGTGCAGAAGCTGCCGGACAGGCTGATGCGATTCGCACAAAAGCCCAGGCCGAAGCCGATGCAATTCGTTTACGCGGTGAAGCTCTGCGCCAGAACCCCGGTGTTATGGAGCTGGAAGCCATCAATAAATGGAACGGCACACTGCTGCAGTACATGACCAGCGGTGCCAACACACCATTTATTCAGGTTAAGTAATACATATGCCCGGTATTACACGCCGGGCTGTCTGGAGATAAAAATGAATACTGTAACCATCAACAACAAACAGTTTCCGGTAATCGAATATCGCGGTCAGCGCGTGGTGACGCTGGCGATGATTGATGAAGTGCACCAACGCCCGGACGGAACAGCGGGACGCAATTTCCGCGAAAACAAGTCTCGTCTTATTGAAGGGGAAGACTACTTCGAATTAGGTTCCGACGAAATTCGTCGACACCTCCCTGACGGTACTTTCTCAAAATTTGCAGCAGCAGGAATTGTACTGGTCGAATCCGGTTATTTGATGTTGGTGAAATCCTTCACCGACGATCTGGCCTGGCAGGTTCAGCGCGAACTGGTTAACAGCTATTTCCGAACTCACGCGCCGCTGACGGAAATGGAGATGATCGCTGCAATGGCCGCCGATGCCGTTCGCCAGCAAAAGCGCCTGAGTCATGTTGAAAAGAAGATCGAAACGGTCACCAAAGCTGTGGAGAACATCAAACGCGGCACAATGCGCGCCGGATATGTCGGTTACCGCCAGGTGGTAGCCAAAAGTGGAATGAGTGACGCCAAGTGTCGGAATCTGGTGAACGCATATCAAATTCCTACAGACACCCACGAATTCATGACTCCGGACGGTCTGTTGTCTCGCAGGGCTATCGTCGAGCTTGAGCCATTTATGGCGGCGTTCCACCAAATGATGTCAGAGGCTGAACCACGCGGCACACGCTGGTATCACCCGAAGATGGGGCTTTTCCAGGTGATCGGATGGGAGGATAAAGCATGATCATCCAGTCAAAACTTATTCGCGCCGCTCTGGTGTGCGCTGCTAAAAACGACGTTCGTTATTACCTGAACGGTCTTCACATCACGCCGAAACATATTGAGGCAACCAATGGTTCCGTGGCACTGCGCATGGCTCACGGCATCCGGACGAAGAAAAACATCATTGTCCAGTTCGAAGGGGGCGTCCCGGCCAAAGCCGAAACGACAGAGCTGATTTTTAGTAAAGAGCCGATCGCTGTTCATCGCGACCAGTTTCAGCGACGACTGTCCATTACCGGCATTAAACTGGTGGACGGTTGTTTTCCGGATTTGGATCGCATCATTCCGAAAAAGTTTGACCGCTGTACTCACCCGGTGCTCCAGGCGGGTTACCTGAGTTATCCAGAGAAGATGTTTGGTCGTGAGCGTAAATTTATTCCCGTCCAGTTACGTCCCTCCGGTGACGGGCAAGCGGTCAGAATTCAGTTTGATTCCATCATCAACTCAATGTATGGCAATCCTGAATTTGTTGTGATGCCTTGTCGTGATCATGGCGATTTCAACGTGGCTCAGGAGCATCCGGAATGAAAATCGAATACCAGGACGCCGCAGGAGGTGAATCAATGAGCTGGCCTGATGCAATCGTAACTCTGGGGATGGTATTCGCAGTAGCGTTTGTTGTGTACTCGATTTGTCGATGGGGATAACCACATGTTCGCTTTGATTCAACGCGGGCAGATATACACAGACAGAGCCGGATACCCAGTAGAAATTACTCGCAGTACTGAGCACTCAGTGTTCTTTCGGAGGATGGACGGACGTACCGGGCGAGTACGCATCGGTGAATTCAGTAGCCTGTTCGAGCATATTGACCACCTGGAATATCACAAGATTCTGGCTGAAACAGAACAAGAAAAGCACCTGAAGAAATTACGCGCAATGCAAAGGAAGTAAAAAATGAATAAAGCGTTTGAGCTATGGGTCCACCAGCGTTACGGCAACCACTACGACCTGACGCGAGATGTTGACGGTTTCTACTGTCGTGAAATTGTGAAACGAATGTTTGAGGTCTGGTGCCACTGCCGTGGATGAAAGTTTTATGAGGTTGGCATGCAGACAATCATCTATCAGATAACCCCCAGCAAATGGTGTACAGAGAGAGTCCTCATTGCATCAACAGGGCTAAAGCCTGGCACCATCGAGCGGGCCAGAAGAAAGTCATGGATGCAGGGAAAAGAATACCGTCATTACGCTGTAGAAGGTGATCCAGGGCATTACAGTGAATGCCTGTACAACATCGAAGAAATTATGCGATGGATCGAAAACCAGAAACAACCAGGTGCCAAAAATGCAAGTTCCGGTTAACCTGTTAATGCTCCTGGACGTCTGGGAGGTTTAATGAGTAACGCATCATACCCGACAGGCGTTGAAAACCATGGCGGATCACTACGCATATGGTTTCACTATAACGGCAAACGTGTCAGAGAAAACCTCGGTGTTCCTGACACAGCCAAAAACCGGAAGATCGCTGGTGAACTTCGCACTTCCGTTTGTTTTGCAATCAGAATGGGGAGTTTCGACTACGCCGCGCAGTTCCCTAATTCCCCTAACCTGAAACACTTTGGTCTGGGAAAAAGAGAGATAACCGTTAAGGCACTTTCGGAAAAATGGTTGGACCTTAAGAAAATTGAGATTTGTGCGAATGCACTTAACCGTTACCAGTCAGTAATTAAAAACATGTTACCAATGTTAGGTGAAAAAAAACTGGTTTCATCCATAACAAAAGAGGATTTACTTTTCGTAAGGAGAGATTTGTTGACCGGTTACCAAAAGCTTTCTAATGGAAAGACTTCTTCCATAAAAGGGCGCTCAGTGGTCACGGTAAACTACTATATGACAACCATAGCTGGAATGTTTCAATTTGCAACAGATAATGGTTATACCTCAGGAAACCCATTTAACGGTCTGGCCCCCTTAAAAAAGTCCAAGGTAAAACCAGATCCACTCACCCGTGACGAATTTATTCGTTTTATTGAGGCTTGCCGTCATCAACAAACAAAAAACCTGTGGATTCTCGCTGTATACACGGGTATTCGTCACGGGGAGTTGGTATCGCTGGCATGGGAAGATATCGACCTTAAAGCAAGGACTATAACCATCCGTAGGAATTATACAAAACTTGGCGAATTCACTCCACCAAAAACCGATGCTGGCACCGGAAGGACAATTCATCTGGTTCAACCAGCTATTGATGCTCTTAAAAGCCAGGCAGAAATGACTATGCTTGGAAAGCAACATTCTGTAGAGGTAAAGCAGAGGGAATATGGGAGAACTGCTGTGCATAAATGCACTTTTGTTTTTAGTCCTCAGGTAATAAAACAGCGGCAGTTTTCCGGACCGCACTATAAGGTTGACTCCATCAGGGAGTCATGGACAAGTATCTTAAAACGCGCAGGTCTGAGACACAGAAAATCGTATCAATCCAGGCATACCTATGCATGCTGGTCACTTGCCGCAGGAGCTAATCCTAGTTTTATCGCAAGCCAGATGGGCCACACAAACGCACAAATGGTATTCAATGTTTACGGAGCATGGATGAAAGACAACAATCACGAACAGATAGAACTTCTTAACAGAAGACTATCTGAAAGTGTCCCATGCATGCCCCATAAGAAAGCGGGGTAAAATAAAAACTTGCAAAATCAATTGGTTTACCTTTAATCCCTGTCACGTTACGCGCGTGGCAGAGGCGTTACGGATTGCTGAAACCGCAACGGACAGACGGCGGTCATCGGCTGTTCAACGATGCCGATATTGACCGGATCCGCGAGATCAAACGCTGGATCGACAACGGCGTGCAGGTCAGCAAAGTTAAAATACTGCTCAGTAATGAAAATGTTGATGTGCAGAACGTCTGGCGCGATCAGCAAGAAACATTACTGACTTACCTGCAAAGCGGCAATCTACATAGCCTGCGAACGTGGATCAAAGAGCTCGGTCAGGATTACCCCGCCCAGACACTCACCACACATCTGTTTATTCCTCTGCGCCGACGGCTTCAGTGCCAACAACCGACTCTCCAGGCGCTGCTGGCGATCCTCGACGGCGTACTGATCAACTACATCGCCATTTGTCTGGCTTCGGCACGTAAAAAACAGGGTAAAGATGCGCTGGTGGTTGGCTGGAATATTCAGGATACCACCCGTCTGTGGCTGGAGGGCTGGATTGCCAGTCAACAAGGATGGCGCATTGATGTCCTCGCTCGCCCACTCGCTCAATCAACTACGCCCTGAACTATTCGAAGGCCGTACATTGCTGGTGTGGTGCGGTGAAAATCGAACCTCCGCCCAACAGCAGCAACTCACCAGTTGGCAAGAACAAGGCCATGATATTTTCCCACTCGGTATTTAATGATTCGTTAACAAATGCGCTTTACTGTACAATCCTTTCGTTAACATAAGGAGTGCATTATGCGCATAGCTAAAATTGGGGTCATCGCCCTGTTCCTGTTTATGGCGTTAGGCGGAATTGGTGGCGTCATGCTCGCAGGTTATACCTTTATTTTGCGTGCTGGCTAA